CAATTCTTGCTTAGCACGTCGGAAAACATGCGTTGCATACACTGCCCGTAAAACACCCCGCCGGAAACTGCGAGGGGGATTTTGCATTGTTGCAACACTCGCTCAATGCTTGACCGAGCCCACACGGACTCATATCGCGGTGCTGTCATCAACGCCGCGACCTTAACTGTTTTCTCTTGCATAAAATGCTTTCTGTTCGGGAGAAATCTTTTTGTGCAACTAGGCTGTTCGGATTGCGTCGTCAAACTCGACAATCGCACCAGAAACAATTGCACCGTTCGTTGTCGTGTCTGGCACAACAGACAGTTTCAGGTATCGCTTGCGCCCGACTAGCGGAACGCTGTAGGAACCAACGACTGCTGCTGTGTTGTCAAGCAACGCTGAACTAAACGAACTGCTGAACGTGCTGAACGTTGATGTGTTGTCGGACTCTTCTAGGCTAACGCGAACGTTGGTGCTGTTCGTGTTAGCTTCCGCTCCGACGTGAACCCTAACCACAGCGACATTAGCCCCCGCGGTGTCGATTGTTGCGGTTCGTGCTGTCGTAGCCGATGCCGCTGGAATTAGCACGCTTACGCAACGTGCTGCTGCTAAAACATTGGTCATATCTATTACCTCACTGGTATGGTTTATTGATGGAAAACGTCAGGACTAACCGAAGATCAGACCGACCATTGCACCTGGGACGGTAGCCGAACCAGTTTCGTGAACGTTAATGTCGAATCGAGACCAGCTTCGCAACGCAATTGCGTTCTTCTTGAAGAAGATCGACCTGTCGGAATCGATTGCCATTCCTGCGCGATCACCAAACAACACGCTCATTCGCATGTCGCCGTAATAGCAAGCAACAGTGCCAGTCGCAGTGGTCAAGCTGGACTGCATGACCTGAGTAAAGATGACCGGATCGCCCAAGAAAGTCATTGGCGAGCCAGCAGCTAGGTTGATGTTAGTGTTACCACCTGCTGCGTTCATCAATCGGTCCATCGAAGCGTAGTAACCAGTCGAACTGATATACCACGCTGGCTGCATACCTGCGTAACGCTTAACTCTGCCCTTCGCTGCCTCAAAGCTTGCAAGAGTAAGAGCAGAAAAGGTTGCTTGCGAAGTTGCAGTAACGCGAGATAGACCTGTCAACGCGGAAGACAGACCGTTAATGTGTCCATAGGTGCTTGTACCGTCACCGTTGAAACCGCACTCATCCTCTTTGTTGGCTTGAGCCTGAGCGATGGAGCGAGCTAGCAACTCAGCAACCGACACAACAGCGTCAACCGACACTTGAGCCGAAACAGGAATCAGCGTGTACAAGTCTTTGGCTTGCAACTGAACCTGTGCCAAACTCATATCCGACTCGGTGATGTCTTCTAACTGTGCTGTGAAGTACGCAGTAACTTCACCAGCTAGCTTTGGAATCGATTCGGTCGAAGATGACATCGGCCACACTTGAGCCGAACGACGCATAACGCCGAATTGCTCTCGCAGTTCAACAACAACATTTGCCAAAGGCTGCGGAATTAGGAATCCGCCCTTAGCGTTCTGATCGCTTCGCATGTCGTTTAGGACTAGCCCGTTGTCGTTACACCACTGCTTAGCACTGTGGTTGTCGTAAACGGCTGCAAGCAAGAACTGACCGGAAGCGTATGCCTCTTCTTCGCTCTTGAAGTGCTTGAGATTGCCAGTGCTTTTTGCCTTGGCTGGGATCTTGTACGTTGCCAAAGGATCGTCTTTGAACGTCGGCAAAGCACCATACTTGTTCTTCAGTTCCTCAGCCTTGAATCGCTCGAACTTCTCAGCTCGTGCAAGCTCAGCTTTCTTAGCTGCAATCTTTCCATCGGACTGATCGTCCTTTTTGCCGATTGCGGACTCGACCGTTTCGAGTTCTTCCGCAGTTAGTTCGCGGCTTTCGCTCTCTGCCATGTTCAGAACGGCAGCGACTTCCGCTTCCATCTCTGCCAGTTCAGCTCTAATAGATGCTGCTTTTTTCATGCTTACCTCATTGGGATTGTTCCAATCGGTAAACGAAAAACGGTGCACCGATTGGAGAAAACAAACTTGCGAATGTTTCCTTCCGTCTCGTGCACCGCTAACAAGTTGTGCTTGAACTGACTTCAAGAAATTTAGATTGACGCTGTTATCCTATAACTATCGCTTGCTAAATGCAAGTGATTTTTTCTACGTGCTTCAACATTTTCCACTTGTTTGCCAGACCGATAGTAAAGTTGGCATGCCACGCCACGCACGGAACAGGCAACGCGAACAGTTCGCCGCTCCAAAGCGTTTTGTCTTTTCGGTCGTGCGACCAGTTACCAAATACTCGAGTAGGCAACGCGACCGGATTAACTGGCAACCAGTTGGCACCCAGCATCAACTGATGCATCGCGGACTGGTCCATTAACCCTCGCACCATTGCGTACTCTTTAATAAATCGCCACCAATCGCGAGTCGTTGCTGTTTGCGTCCAGTAAATCATCCCTAGACAAAGCTGCCCGTCGTCCCACTGGAACGCTATCGAGTCAGTTTGCAGTATGATTGCGTCTAGAATTTGCTTGCACCCTGGCAATAGAATCACGTCCGCATCGACATAAAAGCACTTTTCGCCAATCGGAACGTCAGCCAACGCTTGCAACTTGTCCAGCATGCACTCATTGAAGCCGTTTGACCCGTATTCGCCAGACTCGCAAACCTGCTTGCCGTAGACGATCTGAAGTTCGTCGCTGTTGGTAAATCCAGCCAGTTCCATACGGCTGACGACAAAACGAAAAAGCATATCTTCGTGCGATTCGGTCACGAAAGATAAGATTCTCATTTTGCACACCTCATCATAGCTAGCTTGAGTTGCAATCGACGCAATTCTTGAGACGCTGGTTTAGGCTTCATCTCTGCTTTCGGCTTGGTTAGCAACGCCGCTGGTGCTTTGCTGAACCATGCCGCGTTCATTGGTTCCATTTCGCTTTCGTCCTCATCGTCGTAGCCAGTAGACAGCCCAGCCGCAACGGATTCTTCGCCGGTGTACCATGTTTCTTCGCCTAGCAATTGCATAATTTCATCAGATGACTTACCCGTTATTGCCTTGCCGTAGATGTCAACTAGACTCCGGTCGTAGGTATCAAGCATCTTGGCTACCTGTTGCATGTCCTCGCTGTTGCCAATTGCGATGGTCATAGCCTTGTGAATCATCCAGCGACCGCCGCGAAGTGTCGTGCGTTTGTTTCCCGCTAACGCGATGACGCTTGCGGCTGACGCCGCCAAGGACTCGATAACAGTATCGACTCCGCCTGGATGTCTCCTGAGAATGTTGTAAATTGCGATGCCTTCATCCGCGACCCCGCCAGGACTGTTTATCCGTACAGTCAGCTTTGTGTTCTTCATTTCGTCGCTGGCTTGCTGTACCATTGCGGATGTGATGCCGCCACCGTACCAATCTTCACCAATGACGCCGTTAATCGTCATCGTGCCATCTTCTTTATTTAGCAAAAACATCCTGCATCCTCCATCTGTTGGACTATATCCGATGACCTACCCACCCAAGTTTCGACCAACTGAGAAACACGCTCGCATAACTCATCTTGCTTGCACGTGTCAGTCAGCAGCAACAACTGCCCCTTCGACTCGGAACAATGCATCTCAGCAAAAGTCCTGTCGCCGCCTAGCTTCTCCAAGCAGTCAGCCAGTTTCGTTTCCCACTTTGCGTAAAAGCTATCGACTTTATCAAGAAAGTTACTGGATGATTTAGCGAATGTAGATATGCGATTCGCTTCCACTTTTAGCATGTGTTCAATCTGCACCTTTGCCATGCTTTGCGGTTGTCTGGTTGGCTCTGTATCTGCTTCACCGTCACGCATCCCCAATCCTGAGTTGGTATTTGGGTTCTGATAGGTGTCGCCGCCTTCGTATGGGTTCAAGTCCAGCTTTTCGCGAGCTTCGTTTGGCGACATAATCCGTGAGGTAATCGCAAGCGAAAACGTTCTCACGGTTGTCGCTGTGTCCGACCTGAGAAGTGCAGCCGTATTGAATTTGTGGTAATAGCCCTGTCGCTTCTCGCGTTCGCTTAGCAGCTTGCGGTCTAGCTCCTCTTCCCATGAGCATAGCCAAGTGTTCAAGCAGTTTTGCAAGTACGCCAAATTCTTTTGCTCTAAACTGGAATAGCTCACGCTAGAATCGTCGCCAAGTATCTGCTCCAAGCAAAAACGCAACGCCTCATCTTGCCGCAAGAACTTCATTGTTTCAACGAACTGTGCATCTTGCTGGCTCAT